GTCGGGCGTGGGGACCGTTGCAGGGTCAGCCGTGCCAAGCGTCGGGCTTGACGGCGCGACGCCGCTTTTCCCCAGCGCCCACGCATGTTTCGCCGCCGTCTCGCTGCGGAAGGTTACAGTCACCACATCCCGCGCCGGGTCGTAGGACCGCGACAGGACGAGGCACTTCTGCGAGGACAACGCAAAGCCGTCTTCGTTGATGGTAAAGGCGTCGCCCGGCTCCAGGTCGCGAAGGTAGGGCTTCAGCGTAATCGTGCCGGTGATGCCTTCGCGGCTGTCCGCAATGTCATAAGCGGCAAGCTGGGCGGCTTGGTCCGCGTCCGACACATAGGCATAGTCAACGCCCCGCGAGCGCGTAGCCCCTCCGTCTTCGGTGACGTAGGTGGACCCGATGACCGGCTCCAGATCGACCATTTCCCATTCATGCGCCGATTGGACGCAGCGCGGGATGATGGTGTTAATCCGGCCCTCACGCGGGGAACCCGCCCGGAAGTCAAACGGGCCTGCGGTGTCAGCCGCCGTGATCGTCACAATGGACGTCGGGGACGCGGCGCGCGAGACGCAACTGATCTTCCCGGCCTTGCGCGCGGGAACCGCCCCGCCCGCCTGTAGCAGCGCCTCAAGCACCTGATACTTGTCGTCGCCAGATGGCGCATCCGAGTAGGCAACCGCCGAAACGGTCCAGCCGTTCGTGTCGGCGATGTTGGCGGCATCGATAAACGCCGTCACGTCGATGCCGTCCACGGACGATCCGATGCCGCCGACCAGCACGCCGTTGTGCTTGATGCCCAGCGCCCACTTCAGAGCGTTGATGATCGGGTTAGTCGAATAGACCCACGTTGAAGGCGTCGCCAGACGACAGGAGCCCGACCCGCCCGGCCATGTGCCGTCAAGCCTGGGGTCCCACGACTTGACGCCTTGCACCACCTGAAGCGTTCGGGGGATGCCAGCGGGCCAGTACTTGAAGTCGCCGTCTTGCTGTAGCGTAATCATCGCACAGGCGTAGCCGGACAGCTTGTGCGAAGATCCCCAATCACTCAGCGATGCGGACGGCGAAACGGTCGGGCTCGTCAGAGCGGTGTCGGGCTGGGCGCCCAGCTTGGTTTGGCGATACAGCCGCCCGGCTGGCGTGCCGTTCATCATCTCGCCAGTGAACGAGACGACGGCGCCATCTACGAGGAAATCACCGTAGGCGTTGATTGGCCCGCCGCCGCTGTAGATGGTGACGTTAGCCAGGTACTTGTTAGTTCCGCCGTAGGTGTCGCGGTGAACGATGATCCCGGCAACGCCGCGCTGGCCCATGACGAACGGGATGGCGGCGTTAGGATCGGCGGCCCATTCGGTCGGGCGGCCCTCTGCCGCAGCAACCTGGGGCTTGGTAATGGCCTGAGTTACCGCCGAAACAAGGGCTTGCGCCGCAGCCGTAACGGCAATGTTTGCGCCGACGGTGATCAGGGTGGCCGCTACGGAACCCGCGCCAATCCCGAATGCGCTAACGACGAATGAGGCGACGGCTGCTGCTACTTGCGGCACGGGTTACACCTCCACGCCGCAAGCGCATGGTTCATGTCGGGTTGCAGGATGCCGCAGACGCCATCCTTGATCCCAAGCACTCGACCGTTTCCGACCGCCACCACGAGGGCCATATCCCAAAGCTCGCCCTCGCACGCCATGCCGATCACGTCGCCGATTGTCGCCATTGCCGGGGGGATGCGGAACGCCCGGTCTATGGCGTCCATTGCGTCGCCCATGCCCTTGCATCCGAGCGAGCGCAGCGCCCTAACCGCGCCGATCTCGGTCGAATACGTCAGGCCCTTGACCAGCGACGTCCCGATTCCGAGGCCGCGCAGATTGTGTGCGACGATCCGGGCGCAATCGACCTTTCCCCACGCCATCGGCTTGCCGCTAAACCGGTCAATGCAGCCTTGCGCCGCCTGTGACCGCACAACAATCGGCGCGGTCATTGGCGTTGCTCCGCAGCCCGCATGATCGCCCCCGACAGGCCCTTGCCGTTGTAGACAGACGGCCCGCTCAACGCCCGCCAATAGACCGTGCGGACCAGCGCCGTGACCTTCTCAAGTCCAAGCTCGCCCGTGAAACAAGCCTGGTGGAAACTATCGACCAGCTTGCGCTCCTCGTTCCGCTCCAGAAGCCGGGCCTCTTCGGTCCCGCATTCCAGCGTCAGGGCGTAGCCCGCCTCGCTAACCGACAGGCTAGGATAATCCAGTTCTCCCCGGAACAGCGTTTCGACCGTACCGATGCTGGCGCCGGTCGCGGTGTTGACCGCGCCTTGATAGACGTACACCGCCGCGCCCTGTTCGGTTGCAGCAGCCAGGTTAGCGATGGCCGCCGACGATGGCGGATGAAGCGTAATCGTGGCGCGAGTAGTCTGGCCGTCGATGCCGTCGCTGATGACGTCTACTTCGCCGAGGGCGCCGTATGTGGCGTTATAGGCGCTGTAAAGCTGGGCGCTGATGGTGATGTCCGCCCCGCCCGACACAAGGTAAACCGTCCCGCCGGAAAGGGCTATTGAGACAGCCGTGAAGGTGGTTACGCCCGCGCCCTCGAACGCGGCTTTAAGAGTAGCGTCCACTAACGCCGCTCCTCAATGGTGAACGTGAACCCCTCGACCAGCCGGTTGACGCTGATGTTCATCGCCCCATCGGGAAGGCTTACAAACCCCTCGACCGTGGCGGGGTTGATGATGAGCGCGGCATTGTCAGCCGGGGACGCGCGAAGCATCGGGCGAAGCGCCAGCGTTGCCGCCCCCGCCCCGCTCGCCGTTACCGCCGTGGTCGTCTGGTAGAGGTATTGCAAGCCCGACACCGACACGCTCACGAACTTGCCCTTGGGGATCGCGTAGCTGTTCGTCCATGCGTCCGTGATGAGCGATGAACCGGTTTGCGTCGCACCATTGACCAGGGGCGTACCCGGCGAGCCGATGGTGATGCCCGGCTCGGGAAGCTGCAAAATGCAGGTGTCCGTCTCGTCCAGGATGTTCACCCATTCCAACGCTTGCGCGGCGGTCATGGGCGGCATCTCGACGTCGAACGCCCAATGGGAGCCCGCCCGCGCAATGCGCTGCGTAGCTCCGCCGAACGCCGGGCGAAGGTCCGCCCGAACCGTCACGAGCCGGGGCGTGATTGACCGGGGTGTCGGGCTAGTCGGAAGGGTGACACTCATCGCGCCCTCGCCACGGTGTAGCGCCGCGCCTTGTCGTCGCGCTGCTTTTCGCGGGCTATGGCGCCGATGACCTGGGCATCACCGCGTGCGGCGATCTGGTTCATCTGGCTCAGCAGGTCTTGCGTCACCACGGCGCCGCGCATGTCAAAGACGTTCGTTCCGCTCTGACGCTGGCCGCGCTCACCCTTGGTGATGTTGACCATTTCGCCGGGCGTGGCCCGGAACTGCACCAGCTTGCTATCCATCGCGCCGGAGCCGCCGACCGTGAAGGAGCCGCCCGTGGCAAAGCCGGGGTACGAGGAGCCCCCGCCGCCGAAGACGCTGGACAGGATCGCCGTCCAACCGCCGCCGCCCGACGAACCCTTGCCCATCGCGTCAAAGATCGCGTTGAGGCCCTGGTTGACCAGCTTGTCAACGAAGCGGTTGGCGATGTCGGCGAAGAACTCCTTGAGGTTCCCCGAACGCACGGCATCAACGAAGCTGCGCCCGAACGAAACGAATTGCTCCCGAAGGTCCTCGACCTGTTGGCCGGTCATCACCTTTCCGCCCCAAACCGAGACGTCAGGCGAGGCTCCCCCGTGGCCGTTGTCGTTGGCCGGCGCGTTCGGGCCACGCGCGTTTTGCTTGCTACCCGGAAGCGGAACATCGACGCGGGCGTGCATACGCGCAAACGCCGCCTCAACCTCAGCCGTCGCCTTCAGTGCGGGCTTGACCATTTCCGCATCAAGGCGCGCGAAGTGGTCGCGGATGCCGTCCACCATGTCAGGCACATAGGAGTGCCCCACGACGGCGTCCCACATGTCCTTAAAGAACCCGGTGACGGCGGCTATCTTCTTCTGAACGGCGCTGACGATCTCGACGAACTTATCGACCAGCCACGTCTTGACGCCCTGCCAGGTCTTCTGAACCCACGACACGACTTCCGGGAACATGGCGCTAAACGCGCGCACGATGCCCGCCGCCATCGTTACGGCGGCCTCTTTCAGATACCCGAACATGGCCGAGAAATCGCCACGGAACAGGGCGGCCAGCGCGTTCAGGATGTCGGTCAAGACTTCGATTTGCGTTCCCACGACAGACACCACGCCGTTAAAGACGCGGGTCGCAATATCGAGGAAGAACTGCAGCGGCCCCTCAAGGGAACCGCCCTTGCCGAACAGCCCGACCAGCGCCGCGCCAAGCGAGGCGAACAGCGACTTGGCCGCATCAATGAGGGGGGTGATTTTTGGGCCGAGGACTTCGGCGACCGTCGCGCCCCACTCTTCCAGAACCGGCATGATCTGCTTACGGAACAGGAAGAACACCGCGACCAGAGCCGCAACGGCTGCGATGATCGGGGCG